ATTAGTCCGGCTATCTCGTCAACTAAGTTCTGTAGTTCTGAGTCTTGGGGAAGGTCTTGGCGTTCGTCTTTAACGTAATCATTCAGACTGATGAGGTATTCTAGGGCGGGTGTAGGCAAGAAGTAATCTTGTTCATAGTTAGAGATGATGCCGTACTTTCCCTGATACGCCTCTACAAAGCTATCGACTAACTCTCCCATCTCCTCATAGTACGCGCCTAGAGCAACGTGTTCAGAGTATGAGCGAGACTGAAGGTGAAGGATATGAGCATTGGTGACACTATGCAGCATTGTTAGTACGAAGTGTTGTGGCGTGTAGTCCATCTTAGTCTCCTTAAATCCGCTGGCGTGTGCTGCGGCTGCTACTTGTAGGGCTTTCTGTTTGGTAGGGAATGGGCCTTTACTGCCCCAATACCACCCGTCTTTATCATTTCTGATTGGCATATCTACCTCAGTTTATAACGATCCCTACACGGCGCACATACGGCCTCAATAAGCCTACCACTCCACTCGCCACACAAATCACAATCGCCGGGGCTGCCCTTTTGCAGCGGCTTGCTGGCTCTTTTAATCAGAATTGAAAGCCTCTGTTCAGCCTGATCGTTTGCTTGGTCAACCTCGTCCATCTACCATCCTTTGCCTATAACAGAACATCTTGCATTTGCAGCCCCCGTCTTGCACCTCATTAATGCCATAGGTTCTGAATCGTGCTACCAGTTCCTTTCTTGCTTCTCTACATCTCTCCTTCGATATTAATCTTTCTCGACAGTTGCGGCAATTGAATTGGTATAGACCAGAGCCGGGGTTCTGCTTTGCTGTCTCGCACTCCGGACACATCCACTTTCAATCCCAATGATTGTTGAAGGATTTTAACGGGTAGAAGACTAAGCTATTTCTATAACCACCTTCTGCGGTTGGTCTAATAGGCGTAACACCGTGAACATTACGCCAAGCTGGATATACCAGCATTGAATTATCCCTACTGTCTACGGTAGCACCATAATCAGGAATGGTTGTATTCCCGCCTTTAGCGTTTACCTTTTTAGCAATAATGACATTGACACAGCCCTCTAAGTTGCCAGCATCCCTATGAAATGGTGCTGCAATGTTGAAGTTGCTAATGCTAGAGGTGAATAACTCCCCAAATCTAAACTTAGGCGGCACTTTTTCTTCAATTATTTTCTTCTGCCTATCATATATCTCTGGGGTGAGTTCTTTGATTAAATTTTCTGACTCTTTGCACAATAAAAACATAGCTTTTATGAATGTCTGGGCTGTTTTTACTTGATGAACGCTAGATATTGCTGGGTAAGGTCGTTTCATGTGCGGTTTAGGTGGGCAGCTACCGAGGATGGTGCTGAACTGCTTAACCTCAAATTGACTATCTCTTAACCCACTAGAACGTCTCATTTCACTCTTAGGCACCCTCTCGCTCAATAGTTCCGCGTTAGCTACATCTGCGAGTTGCTTCAGCTTTCCTGTAATCTCTTTAATGTAAAAGCCTACGCATACGCCGTCAGAAGTAAAGAGGGTATCTTCGGTAACATTCGGCTCAATATCGCCACATACATGACCGATCTTTACGCCGTGTTCTATCTTGATTAGTTCGACTATTTTCATTGGGTGCAGTAAACATTAGCGCAAGCGGGGAACCAAGATTTCTGCCAAGTATCATAATCCCTGCTGACAAACTTCCCGGTATTGCCTACGTTAGCTACTTTGTAGTCCTTCTGTAGCTTTTCGACTACATTCCAAAATCTAGGTAAACTAGGATCGATGTCGAAACTCCATTCAAACACTAATTTGTTGAATATATGAGAGTAATTTTCTAGGATAGGCATTTCAGCACCTTCGATATCCATTTTGCAAAACTCAAAGCTTTTCGCTTCTTGATCGAAGTTTAAACACGGCACTTTAATACCTTTGTTATTCCATTTTTTTACGATCGAGTTACGCCATACATTGTTATTATTGCCGATGAATAAAATAATCTCTTTTATGTCGTTATGGACTAAAGCTGCTTGTTTTATGGTTGCTTTAAATCCGTTCAGTTTTAAATTCTTTTCCAGCATTTCGCAGTTAAACGGATCAGGCTCGTAAGCTGTTACATTTGCCCCCTTAGAGCAAGCTAATAAAGTGAAAGCACCTACGTTCCCACCGCAATCCATCCAGTTTTCATCAGGTTGTATTTTGAATCCCTTTTTTTGATAGGTATCGTTACCGATTACTTCTTCGAAAGTCTTTTTATCAGAAAAGGTTTCCCGGTAATAATATTTTATACCTTTAGACTCTCCCTGTTTAATGATCATAATTTATTCTTTTCTGCTTTTAAATAATTGATGAGCATCATGCCTACATAGGCTTTTTCCTCTCTCCAGAACTTAACTAATTCGAAAGCCTCGTCATAATGATCTGGTTCAAATTCGATCTGGATCGCTTTTCTTACGCCATTTGCCATATCAGATAATTGTTTATCGACATCTTCGTCATCAAGTACTGAGTAATCGATTTCAGCAAAATTCAGTTCAGATATGTCGAATCCTAGTAAATCCATATTAACGCCGAATTCTGTTAATTCAGCTACTTCTAGGGCCAATAGTTCCTCGTCCCATCCAGCATTAAGAGCGATCTTGTTATCTGCGATGATATAAGCCCTTCTTTGCGTCGATGACAGATGATTTAGACGGATGCACGGCACAGTATCTAATTCAAGTTTGCGTGCAGCCAAGACCCTCCCGTGACCCGCTATGATGCTCGACTGCTCATCTATTAAAACAGGATTGTTAAAGCCAAACTCTCTAATACTTGCTGCGATCTGAGCGACCTGTGCATCCGAATGAGTCCGAGCGTTGTTTGCGTAAGGAATTAATGTTTCTATGTTGATCTGTTCAACCTGCATTGATAAAGCCCTCGATAGCCCCAGCCTTTACTGATGGCACTGACATTCTGATTCGGTGGTAGGTATATGCCCAGACTTGTTTCCGACCTTTAATTTTATCAGCCTTAATTTGGACACGAGTAACGTATCGTTGTTTCAACAAGTAGCACATTACCATTGATATTTCTGAGCCTTTTAGATCAGTTTTCTCGGCTATCTGAGCCAGAGTTATCTCACCCTCATGCTCTCGTAGTAATGCTCTTATCTTTACTGCTGCGTTAGCCATTCCTGTCTCCTAGATGTATTAGCCACGCGAGTATTATATCTCATATAACTACAGCAGCTATGACACATATTAGACCGCCTACGGCTGCTACGAAAGCTATTTTGATCCATATTACCAGCCGCCGATCATCCTCCTCCCAACTGCTTGAGATATAGCCCCGCCCTATGCCGCGAGGAGCGTTTAGGTAGGGTAGATACCCATCATAGTTCTTGCTGCGTTCTGCGCCTTCCCGTGACGTTCTGGGGCTAGTATCGTAGTTAGAGTTCATGTGTTCTTCTCCTTGTATCTCGCATTTAACGCCTTCAGCATCTCTATTTGTTTGCTCAAACGCTTGATCTCCCACTTCCTTCTGTGGTTACTCATCTCAGTCATTAGAGCGAACACGGTTTCAATATCCTGTTCATATGTATAGACCTGCTCCACTAGGTACATACAAAGCAAAGGTATTATATCCTCTGTCTCGAGATTGCAAACTACGTTATCAAACGCATCAAATGTCTGCACAGTTTCGCTATACTCTTCGATATTTTTCATTAGAATCCTCCCCAATTGATTGCATTGGCCTGTCCGTGGCGTGGATCGTCCATTATCTCGTCTATGTCGCGTCCATCCTCATCCATTATTGCCATTCTTATCTCTGCATCTTCTTCAGCCCTTATTTCTTTACGCGACTCCCCATCCTCATAATCTTTGATTATTGCTATATAAGATTCCAATAACTGTTTTTGAGTCGCTTCATCTGCTCGGATGTATGACAGAACAAGCCGAGCCATTGATACCTGATAGTCAGTTGTAGACTTATTTAATATTTTTCCGATGTCCATTTTATGCCCTTAACAAGATTGAGAGATGTATGAGGTAAAAGCAACCGCCATTACTATCAGAGCGATTATAACCCACGGCGTAGGCTCGAATGGTGGGCGGGGTGGGCGGGGAAAGAACTCGTCGTATTTACTCATTTTCCCTCCTCCTCGAAATGACCTTCCAGTTCGCGCCAGTTTATGTCCGTATCTATAAAATCTGATAACCAAGCGTTCTTCGATGCTAATTCTGATACTGCTTCCTCGAATGTGTCACGGGCCATTTGCACCTGCTCTCTGCTCTCTGGTTCAAACCATACATTAATCAGCCAAGTCGCTCTGTTCGTCCATCCGTTGTAATCGCTCATAATGTTTTCTCCATTAATGCCATCTGTCTGGTTCATTTTTATCTCCGGTTATGAGTGCGTATAGCCGTCTGGTTCAATACCTAACCACATATTGCACCAACGAAGCATTAAACAAACCATAACTATACTGGACGGTACGTCTGAATTGCAGATAGGTTAAGCCTTGATTATCTTGGTCATACTTACGTTTAATGGCTTGTTGCTGTTCTTTTGTGATCTTTTTATTAAGCATTTTTTGCTTCTCCTTATTGAATCCAAAGACTATTAACGCCAAGACAGGCTTTTATCTGATTTATGACTCCCTGGCGAGTCTCGCTAGTGAACTCAACAAGTTCCCCCTGCAATTCCGCGACATTCGTCCTAATGGGAATTCCCTCGCACTCACCCACCCAATGAGTCTGAAAATTATTCCCTTCGTATCCCTCAAAGCAGTAAATCCACGTTTTCGTATTCATTTTGTTTCTCCTGAGAACCCCCCCGAAGGGGGAGGGTGGTTAGTAAGAAAAAAATCCGGCTTGGCTGACTACTCCTAGATACCCGCCAACCGATGTTTTTCTGTTAACGAGTTCGTTCAAATTTACAGCACCGATCCACCTGCCCCACGCTGCATTGAATACGACAATGTATTCAGCTTCGTTCCCGGCGCTGTCGAAATGTCTACCTGCGAGTTTAGCTACAGTAGAGGTAGCTTTCTCAGCAGCGGCTTGCGTCTTGTAATTCTTGCACGGGTTAGAATTGGTTGCTCTGTAGGCTTCTACTCGTGCGATCAAAGTGTCGATTGTGTTCATTTGTATCTCCTGTTTTGGGCTTCAAAATGAATCCCGATAAAGAATTATGGGTCAATGTATTAGAAAACGCAACATATTTATAATACATTTATTTATCTATTATAATCAATATATTGCAGACGAAAAAAAGGGCCACGATCTCTCGTAGCCCCCTTTCCCTTTGCTGCTTTGATGGAGGTGTCGCAACTACCAGATTACGACTCTTTCATTATATATCAGAATGGAAGATCGTCCGGCATATCATCGAAAGCGGATTTGTAAGGGTCTGATTTCTCATCTTTCATAGGAACTACGTTACCCGTCTCTTTTGCCTTACCCAAAAACTGGATGGTATCAGCAGCGATCTTGGTGGAGTATTTCACTGCGCCAGATTTGTCCTCATACTTGTCAGTTTTCATACGCCCTTGAACGTAGACCTGCGACCCTTTGCCGATGTACTGACCGCAAAGTTCCGCCAGCTTACCGAAAGCACTGACGTTGACCCACTCAACCCCTTCAGACTTTTTGGTTTTCCAATCACAAGCAATACTGAAATTCGCTACAGAATCCCCCGCGGGCGTGACGCGCAATTCCACATCCTTCCCAAGCCTACCGATAAAGCTACACTGATTCAGATCAGACATTTTTATTCTCCAGTTGATTGATTAATACCTCTACTTCGCCTAAAAATTTATGCACTTCTTCTTCCATCGTTTCTATTAGAGCGTCATCCCGATCCAGCCTGACTATAAATAACTGTAGATGCTCTGGCACTCTAGGATCAAACGATACAAAGTCGCACCAAGCCCGACCCGTTACCCACATTTGCGTCTGCATTTGATTGATATAAACTGCCGGAACTTTCTTGTCGAGCAAATAACCTAAGTGCGTCTGGGTATTTGGACACTTAATTTCTAATAGTCCTCCTGTATCGTTCAAAAGCCCATCAGGTGACGCGCCTAGCCATTTTATCGTGGGGTGAGTATAGAACTCCGCCTCGTCTACAATACGCCCCGTGTCAGCCGCATATCGCATCCTAGCGAAAGGTTCCTGTTCTGTACCCCACTCCATCGCCGCAGACGTGAAACTATCAGCAACTTGACCAGTGACACGTTCTGCAATTATCTGCATACGGTATTTGGCGCGGGTGACGGCTTCTCCTGATTTCCCCTTTGCGAGTACATCACTCATTTTACTTGCGGTAACATGACCGAGCCGCTGCGCGAACCATTCCGGCGATCCCTGAGTTATCATTTTAAGAAGTACCTCCCAATGACCTTCCCGTTATCGAGGTGGACGTTCTCTGTGTGGATGTTGTAGCCCATCGAGCGTAGATTATAAACCCGCGCTGATAACCTCATACACTGCGCCTCATACATTGCGTCGAGAGAAGTTATCCGGCGTTTCTTCTTTAGCTGTGCAAGTAACCAAAAGTTCTGTGATGATGGGTTCATGTCGTTTCCTTTTCTATGTGAAGTACGCCTTTATGCCAAAGTTCAAGACCTGCACCGAATCGCATTGCAGCATTTCGCAGCGCATCTCCGATCCGTTCTTTGCTGGCATTGGCCCCGGTCTTTCCCTGTGCGTCTCCATAACCTAATCGAGTCACTCCCAAGACGGTTAGTCGAATCCACATCCCTCCTTCTGAGTCTACAAAGGGTAGTCCGTTCTCATCGTAAGCAAGCGGCTCCCAGTGCCAGCTAGGATCAACATCGAGAAGCCGATCTGTTAAAGCAGCGTGACCTACATAATCGAGGTGTACTACTTTCGGATGATGCCAGCCGCCACACTCACCGCATCTAATACCTTTCATGTAATCGGCTCGTACTTCTTCGGTCTGTTTTGCTGTAGGTTTTGGTAGTCTACCGATTAGATGATCTGGGAATTTAGTTCTCATCGTTACGGGTTCGGCTATAATTTTTTCCATTTCAACCTCCAAATATGGCAAAATGCCAACAAGTATTATACCTCAAATTTATAACTATGATAGAACTAAATTTACCTTATCCACCAAGCGTAAATACTTATTGGGGATTTAAAGGCTCACGGCGCTTCCTGACAAAGAAAGCCAATGATTTTAAATTGATTGTAAATCTTGCCAGCAAACGCGCTAGATTCGGCGCTGATAAAGTAGGCATTGAAGTTGTACTCCACGCGCCAGACCGCAGACGCAGAGACTTAGATAATTCCACTAAAAGTTTGGGTGATGCCCTACAGCAAGCGGGGGTATTCGATGAT